TCATAAGCAAGTTGCAATCTTCCGAGAAGGTCTCTGGCAGTAGATGCTTTGTTTGCTAGAATTGCTATATTCACATTATCGTTAAATACCGCATAATGTAATAAGTATGAGACGCAAGTCGTAGATTTACCCGTCTGGCGGGGCATCTTACAAATATTAAATCTATTCTCGTGGAAGTTCTTTACAAGTTTCTCCTGAAACGGATACATCTTAAATGGAACAAGACCGTGGTCCAAAGAAACAATCTTAATATAATTCTTTGCAAAATATACAGGATCTTCCTTACACTTTAAGAACTCAATAATTTGTTCTTCAGTGAATTGAATTTGTGTATTCGCTTTTTTTAATAGAGGATTGCCAAGATAGATGTCATTAGAAGTCATAAAAATTACCTACTAATTTCTTCCCAGTCCATAGACCCGTGAATATCTGCACCATTAGAATTGGAAGAAGCAACGAGAGTAAGTTCATAAGGTGTCCCATTTAATGCATCTCTTTCTAACTGAAACTTAAACAATGCTTCTTTAAGAATATCCACTGGGGTTGAACCTTGATTGGAACCAAACAAAAATCCAGATGCTAATATTCTTCCACCAGTATAAGTTCCCCCACCAATCTTATATTCAACAGCACTATCAACACCAGCATCAGTCCAAGATCCACCACTAGATGTTCCAGATGCTCTTACCTGCCAGTTATAAGTTGCATTATTTGTAATGCCTAGAATAGAAAGTGCAGTCATAATTACAATTGCATCTAATCTATTTGGTGTTGCTTTAAGACGAATTGATACAACTGTATAATAAGTTCCTGCTGTTGTTAAATCAACTGGTGTTTGGACTGGTGTTCCTACTGCCTGCTGTATTCCACGAAGTTCATAACCACCTTCTGAAATTACACTAGAACAAACTTGTTTCAGTATGCTTGAACTTGTTGTAATTCCAGTATTTGCAATCTCATATCTCAAAGGTAATGATGCCGTTGTAATATAAGTTGAAGTGATTAAGTTTGCGTGATGGAATGAATGACAATGAATAAACTTCCCATCAACTACAAAACCCAATCTAACTGTTCCAAGTCCTAACCATTCAATATCCATCCACAAAATTTGTGCTTTGGAAATATCTAATGTAACACCAGATGGATTGAGATGCCCTGCACCAAGCATCGTATCAATATTCCAGTTATGTTGCGAAATTTGTGTTGTTATTCCAGTAGATAAACTTCTTTCTACAAAATATAAAGTACTTCCATCAAGTTCTAGATACATTCCATTATCTGCACCAAAGTATCCTACTCTTTGACGAAGATTTGCTTTTGCTGGGTTCATTACAAATGTATTCAATACCTGTAATGATTTTCCTGGTTGATAAGAGAATACTTTTGTGGTTTCCCTAATCACAGAACATCCAGCAGTAGTTCCTATACTAATATTGACTAAACCTTGTGCAGTTACAAATCCAACTGTTGAACCAGTTCCTACAACTAAACCACTCCAAAGATTATTGTCCTTGTATCTGTGGGAGCTATCAAAAAGTGTTAATGGACTTGAAGTTCTTAAACGACCAAATGCATCGGTTGCTATTGGTGGAAATGTAACAGATGCTGATGATGTTGTAGAAATTGATACTGTTCCTGTGACTGGAAATGGATTATCAATAGTAACTACTTCGCCATTCTTATTGGCAATCATATTGACTTCAAAAAGGGTCCTTTCTTGATTCAGAAAGTCCTGTTCATTTTTATTAAATTGTGCCATAAATCAATCACTCCAAGATAATCTTTCTGGTCTATATCGTTGTGCGTCTTTAATTTTTAAAGAATTTGATGTTGCTGGGTAAATATTATGAACAATTGCACCAGGATATTCTCTTTGTAGTTGCTCTGCTAATTCATTTTTATCCATCATCCTACCTTCAACTTCCATACGATATAGTCTTCCTTGCCAAACTACATCAGCAAGAAAAGATTCATTTGCCGTCTCTGGTTGAGATGCATTCATATAAAGATTTCCATTGAAATCTCCGGCAATATTGATGCTCTCTGAAATAAACTGTTGAAATGATTTCATTTTAATTACAGTTCCAACGACGAAGTGCTTTGTTAATTCTTGAATCTGGATCTCTTGCAGTTTTTGCTGAAGTGAGTTTGGATTTCATTCCTTTCATTCTGCTGCAAAAATTTTTACGACGACCTGCTCTTTTACCTGTTGGATTCTTTTCAGTTACCGCAGTCTGAAGTTTTGAACCAGGATTCTCACGACGATAAGCATCTACTGCTTTTTGACTTAAACCATCAGTCTTATCTTTACGATTCACTGATTGCCAGTCTTCAGATAAATTAATTTCTTCTCTCCAGTTTGAATATTCAACTAATTCATACTCTGTTTCATAAGAATTCATTTGAAGACCTGCTTGTTTTAACTTTTCTTCTCTATTTTTCTTAATTTGTTGTGCTGCGTCATATGCTTTCTTAGCAATATAAGCACCCCCAGCAGCGATTCCCAAAGCAGCACCAGCAGCTATTGGATTTTCATCAAGTTGTTCTAATTCATCTCTCCAATTCGAATATCCTTCTTTTTTAACACAGTTGGGAACTACTTTATTACCTTTCTTCTTCATTCCTTGTTGTTCATATCCATCCCAACATTCTTCATCAACTTTACCCTGACCACTATCAATATAATCTGCTGCAGCATCAATATAATCTGCTGCCTTAGTAATTTTTGATTGAACCCACGCTTCAATATTACCTTCACCTTTCATTTTCTTCTTTAATCTCTTTGCCGCAGCAATGATTGTGGAAAGTTCAGAACGAGCCATTGAATACTCGTGATCCTTTTCTTCATTTGCTGGGTGAACAGTAGCAATATTATATTTTAATTGATTTGGTGTTAATGTTGATGGAATTGAAAACATGTCCCAATATTTTGGTCCATATTTGCATTCATCACGGGTTTCGTCTTTTTGGCATTTTGGACAGTATCTAATCATTTGCATTTCCTCAGATTTTGTTCCCCAATTTGCAGCACCAACTTTACGACACTTGACTAGTGCTCCCGATGCATATGCACTTGGCCAAACATCATATCTAGACTTAACCTTATTGTAGCAAGCATCTTTTTTACCGCTACTTTTTCCTGGTTTGTCTTTAACTTCCTGCAAATCCATTTCTTCTGTTCTTACGTTTGTTGGTTTGGCACCGCCAGTTTTTTCTGGTTGATTTGGATCTAAACGATTTTTTCTTCTTCTTGCTGTTTCTTCTTCATCTTTTGAAAGTGATCTTTTCATTTTAGAACTACCACATTTTGGTGTAGAAGTTTGCCCTGGTTGACGAGCACAGGGTTTACCTGCCCACTTACCACCAAGTTGAACCCAACCTTTTTTACCATCAGAAGATTTTGATTTATTAAACCAATCATGAAGACCTTCATCACCTGATGTAGTTTCTTCCTTTACATCTTTAAACTTTTTATGATGCTTTTTAGCATCTGCTTCCATTTTTTTCAACCGAGTATAATAATCTGGAATTTCATCAAGATGTTGAAGAGCAATATCAGTAGCAAGATCTTTATCTTTTGTATGTTCGTGCTCGATAGGAATTCCCATTTTAAGTTGATTCTTTATGAAAGAAACTTCAAGACGATGTTTCTTTGCAATTTGTTCAACCGACTTATGAGATTTTACTTCATGCATTTCATTAAAAGGTGATTTTGATTTTGTTGGTTCACCCTTTGCTCTTTTATTACGAGCAGCACAGTGAGCACGTTGAGAAAACCCTTTTGGGGAATCACAGTTTATTGATCTTTTATATTTGTCAGACCAACTCATTAAACTATATGTTTACTCTTTATTATTTAGAAAACCTTGTTTGAGTAATTTTGAAAGTTCAGATGTAGAACCAACAAACACCGCATTATTAGTAACATTATTAGTTGTTTTTACAGTATCTTCTTCCACATCTTTTAATTTCTTCTGCAAATCAATAAGTTTATCTGTTACATCTCCAACACTCTTAATAAGTTGCCCAGCAACTTCATATGCTCTTGGACTGCCACCTTCTCCGGCAAGTTCCATAATTCCATTGATTGCCTCTTGCCCCTTTTCAATCAATGAATATAAATTTGCACGTGTGTACTCATAATCTTTTTTAATATCATCAGTCTTTAAAGGAGTGATATTTAAATCACCCTTGTCTTTTTCTACTTCTACAATGCTGCTCTCTATATTTAAAGAGGCATCTAAACCATCATAATTATTTTTCATAATTTATCAAATATCAGTTTGTCTTGTAGGACTAAATTCTTTTCCATCAAAGAACATTTCAATAGATTCATTAAATCCAAAATCATCATCGGGAGCAGCATCAATTGGATCTGGAGTTACAGTATATCTCATTTCTCTCTTAGCAGTCTGAGTATCTGTACCAGTATAATAATCAACTTGAACCTTGCGAATGAGACCATCGCTGTTCTCTGCAATTGGACCGAAGAGATAAGTTTTAGCGGTGAAATTAAAAGTATAGATTAATATTCTTCTTGTTGAAAAATCTCCTTCATAGTCATCAGTGAATGAGACATTATCAAGAACAACTGGGATATCTCTTTTTTCTCCTATAGAATCAATTAAATCAACAGTTAATGTGAATGCTGGTTGAAAATAAGGTAATATTTGCTCTACTACTTGCAATGCGTCATCTTGAATCTTACTCATCAAATTTAATTGAAACCCAATATTATATGGGACTGGAAGATAAACTTTTTTTAAATTATTTCCTTCTTGTGCTTTAAAAGTTTGTGCTACTCCAGATTTCCTTGTTGCATCATATTGAATTGATGTCATTTCAAACGACATTCGAGGTAGAGTCATTGCAATTGGTTTATTCAATTCTGATTGCTGTTCAATCCTAGCAAGGAATTTTTGCATAGGACCATATGCTAAAGGAACTTTTATCTGACTGATACTATCTCCAGAAGAATCTTTATGGCGAATATTGATATCATTAAATAACGTACCAAAGGAGATAACAGTTCTTCTAATAATTTCGTGATAATAGTAAGTTCCTAACGTTTTTCTATACCCGATTATTCAAAACATTTTTTTAAGTGAACTCTATGAAATGCTTGAGTTGTAGTTTCTTTTTTGCATCCCAAACAAGAGCATTTTCTTTTTGAGGTTGGATAATATTTACCCAATCTAGCATTTCTATAATTTTCTTTTTGTTTTTCAGTTCTTTGCTTACCTGTATTTATTAGTTTTGATCTCTTTGATACTTCTTTTTTTAAATCTGGATTATTATCCCAAAATTTTTTAATATTTTTCTTCGCTTTATCTACATTTTTAGGATCCCACATTGGATTATTTTCTTTGTTTCTTTTTATACAAGTTTTTCTTGAAGAATTCTTAATTGCTTCTATGGTTGCTTCATATGGAGTTATTTGCCCACTTAACATTCTCCAAGCAATTTCATCCTCTTTTTTTTCCATACTTTTCCCAAAGGATTTTGTGTGCCTCTGCGTGTTCTTGCACTGTTAATTTAATAATATTATCTGGTTCATCACCACCTCCCATATGTTTTGGTATTATATGGTGGTTATGATAATATGTTTGCATTGGATACTATTTTTATCAACTATTGTATTTATTTATAGTTAATATGTACCAAATGGATTTGACTCTGAAAAATCAATAATTTGATCTGCTTCCAGTTCAATTGTTTTATTTTCACTATATTTATCATATTCATCCCATTCTTCAAATGAAGATACTGCATATCTTGCTGAAGATGCTGCTCCAACAATGAGTTCTCCTGGATAGAATCCTTTAATTGTTGCTCCAATGCTTACAATCGATACCTTGAGCATATTAGTATCTTTATCCCAAGACTTGACTCTTGCAGTTGTATAAGATCTTGTTCCAGTAACGATTTCATTAAATATAAAAGTTCCAAATCCAGAAATAATCGATGGAGATTGAATAGTAATAGTTGGAGATTGTGTATACCCAACTCCAGGATTCGAAATCCTAATAGTAGATACTTGCTCACTAGAATTG